GCCGGGAGGCACGTACATGGGGAGCTACGCCTTTATCTACCCCCATCACAACCCGGTGGGCAAGGATTACCTGCGATATACGGACTGGGGTATCAAACGACTCCTCGAAGCGGTGGGCTTTAGGGATATCGTTATCACACCTCGGTTGGCCACGGCCGGGCGCGAGAACCTTGCTGCATTCATCCGCGAGGAGGGAATGCGGCTGAGTAAGGAACTTGCGCCCGCGTATGATTTTCCTATCGGCTATATTATTTCAGCTAAAAAATAACCAACAACTTTATGAAGGACAAAGTTGCGATCATCGGGTACGGTTACGTCGGCAAGGCGTACCACAAGGTTTTTCCTGACGCCTTGGTATATACGTCGCACCCGGGCACGGAGGATTTTTACGCTACCAAGGAGCGCATCAACGAGGAGTGTGGGCTGGCTATTGTCTGTGTACCTACACCCATGCAGGATGTGCCTGACGAGTTTAAGCCGGTGGATCTCTCGGCCATTGAGGAGACGGTGGCCTGGCTCGAGGTTCCACTTATTTTGATCAAATCTACTATCCCCCCGGGCACTACCGATCGGCTGGTCAAAGAGACCGGCAAACGGATCGCGTTCAGCCCGGAGTACGTGGGCGAAGGCAAGTACCAGATCACGCCCTGGAAGTACATGGATCCGTCAGACCCCAGGCTGCACGAATTTCAAATCGTTGGCGGGGAGCCATCCACGCGCAATGATATTGCCAACTGGCTGGTTCGTCGCCTGGGGCCTGAAAAGTTTTACTACCTGATTGACGCTGTGGAGGCCGAGATTGTGAAGTACATGGAGAACTGTTGGGGTGGGCTGAAGGTCATTTGGGCGCAGGAGTTCTACGACCTTTGTCAGAAGCTCGGTGCCTCATACGTGCGCGTGCGCGAGGGTTGGGCGTTAGACAATCGCGTGGAGCGTATGCACACGGCAGTGTTCACGGACAACCGTGGGTTCAGTGGCAAGTGCTACCCCAAAGATCTCAACGGCATTGTGCGGGTGGCGCAGCAGGTTGGCAGCCCACTCACGTTGATGGAGGCGGTATTGCGTAAAAACGTTAACTACCGAGGCGATGAGAATACTTCAAATCGTTGATGTACCAAATTGGGCGATAGGACACTTGGCGGCTATACCGCGCAAGTACCTACCTCACCTCGAGTTCAAGACGCTCTACGTTCACCCGCGCGAGGTGCAGGAGCACTTGGAGGAGGTTCGGGCTGCGCTGCCGTGGGCTGACGTGGTTGATCTGCAGTACTGGAACACGGCCCGGCAGTTGCTCGAGGCGTTGCCCGAGCTTAGGACTAAGCAGTTGATTCTGACGCACCACAATCAGAAGGACTTGCTGGCCTACGATTGGCGTGATATCAACTGGCACGTGGTGCATACCAAGTACGCCGAGGAGGTGCTGCACAAGGCGGGGTATGAGAATGTTAAGCTGATTCAGTACGGCTTTGATCTGTCTTACTTCGAGTACATTGAGGACTACGACAAGACCAACAAGGTGGTTGGCTACGTTGGGCGGATTGTGCCGTGGAAGGGACTCAAGGAGATTGCCCGGGCGTGTTATGAACTTGGCTATCAGTTGGCCATTATGGGCAAGATGGACAAGCCGTCGTACTGGGAGGAGATCCCCATTGAGCACAGGGTGAACATGGATCTCGGGTTCATGATGGTGGCTGATAACGAGCGGCGTGATTTTTTCAAGCACATTGGCGTGTACGTTGGCAATTCGGGACCGAACCATGAGGAGGGCACCATGCCGTTGCAGGAGGCTATGGCTTGCGGGGTGCCGGTGCTTACTACCCCCTCAGGGGTGGCGGCGGACATCTGTGTCGATCATGAGAACGCTTTGGTCGTGCCGTACAATGACTTTGATGCGCTTAAGGCAAATCTAAGACAGCTAGTGGAGGATGGCGACCTTAGGGAACAGCTTCGGCGGGCTGGTTGGCAGACGCTCAAGAACCACACAGAGGAGCGGATGGCTAGGGAGTTTGAGGATGTGTATCACAAGGCCTACCTGCCTGAACCGTTGGTGTCCGTTATCATTCCTGCCACCTATGAGCGCATCGGACAGGTTGAGAAAATACTGGCGGCGCTTGAGGACTCTGACTATGCTCACCTTGAGGCTGTGGTTTGTTTTGACCAGGCGGTTAGCGCAGAGATTAAGATTGACACCGACAAGTATCACATACCCATCAAGCTGATGGTTACCGGCAAGGTTGGTGGCTACAATCTGGCGATGGCTCGGAACATGGCTGTGATTGAAGCGGCCGGGGAGTTGCTGGTGTTTTGTGATAGTCGGTTGCTACCGCAGCCTGACGCTATCTCGCAGTTTGTTTTGAAGTACGTGGATCATAAGGCCGAGAAGGTTTGGTGGTACGGCGACAAGGATACCGGCAAGAGTACGTTCGTTGAGAACTTCTCGGCCATCTCGCGGGCGCAGTTTATTCGGGCTGGTATGTTTAACGAGCGCATTGACCGCTACGGTGGCATCTCGCAGGAGGTGCGGACACGGTTTGATGCCCAAGGATTCAAGGCTGAGCGGTTGGCCTCGGCTAAGGCTACACAGATGTCCGGCAGCCACCTTACCACTGAACGCAGGCGCGATATCATCGCCTCTAAACTTAAACTGTTCAAGATGGGACTATGAAGGCTTTTGTGACATCCATCGGCGAGCGCACGACCAAGATCTGCTGTGACCAGCTTAAACGGTTTGGTTATGAGGTTGTGCTGCTTGATGGTCAGGAGCCATGGCCACAGAAGTACCGGCGGTTCATCAGCGAGGCTGACGAGGACTGTATCCGCATTGACGCGGACATCATCCCCAATACTGAGATTGCCGACATCCCCAACGTGATCAAGGCTATCACCGAGATGTTCGAAGGTACGCTTATGGTGCAGTTCAACACCTACGACCTCTACCGCAACAATGTCGGCGTTACCTCGCCAGTATGGTACTCCAAGAAGGCGCTCGAGATTATCCGTGAACAGTTCCCGAACCTTACCGACCTCGGCAGGCCCGAAGCCAGCGCTTGGCGGTTACCGGCTATTGTGCGTCATACCCTGACCGCGCCCCGGGTGGTTGGCTTGCATGGCTTTTTTCAGGACTACGCCTCGTTCAACCGGCACCTAAAGCACAAGCAGGAGCGGCACCAGGAGGCTGACTATGACCTCGACTTGGCTCGTAAGCTAACGTCACTATGAAGCGGGTATACATAGATCTTGGAGCATTCACCGGCGATACGCTTGAGAAGTTTGGCACGTTTGACGAGGCGTATGCGTTTGAGCCAAACCCTAAGTGCTGGCAGCAGTTGACTGAGGCTTCGGCGCAGTATCCGTATCTGCTGATATCTAATAAGGCTGCTTGGATTGAGGATGGCGAGATGTGGTTTGCGGTTGATCCTAGCAATGATTCGCCATTTGGATCTACATTGATGCAAAGTAAGGCGGTTTGGAAGGTTGGCGAGAAGGTAATGGTTTCGTGTTTTGACTTTAGTACATGGCTCAAACGGTTCGAGGGATGCTATGTGGTGGTCAAGATGGATATCGAGGGGGCGGAGTTCCCGGTGCTAGAGAAAATGCTGGCGGATGGTACTATCGACTTGGTGTCGGAATTGCACGTTGAGTTCCACGCCAACAAGGTGCCCGAGTACACGACTACCCAAATGATTGCGCTTAGGGAGCGCCTTAAACAGCACACTAAATTCTTTGATTGGCACTAAAACTATGGAGAAAAAAATCAGGATATTTGACGTTCCGTGGCACATCTCTCACCAGTATGAGCAGTTGAAGTTTCCGTTTGCCGAGTGGTCGTGGCTGAGGCAGCACCGGCGCGAGTACGGCCAGGGGCCTCGCGGCGACCTTGAGAAAATGTTCAAATGGGTTCCCTACTACGAGCCGGGGAAGTACGACGTGGCTATCCTGCACCTTGATCAGCAGTGCATTGAGGAGGGCATTTTGAAGGTCGGCAAGGGTTCGGTGTACCGCGACCTTAACCGTGTGATCACCGACATCCCCAAGATTGTCATCATGCACGGCACGCCGTTCTACCCCGAGATGTTTCCGAACAGTAAGGACATTGTCGACAAGGTTAAGGAGATGGTGGGTGATAACTACATGGTAGTCAATTCGCACCGTGCGGCGGAGCAGTGGGGTTTTGGCAAGCCTATCATTCACGGCATGGATCCGGCGGAGTGGTGGGATCTACCCAAGGAGCCCCGGGTGGTTACCATGATCAGCCCGGCTGGACTACCTGCCTACTACGATCGCACTCTGCTCGAGTACGTGAAGGAGGGTTTGGCCGAGCGCGATATTGCTTTGTGCCACATTACCGTTGACTTCAACGCCCGATCATTTGACGAGTACCGCAACTTTTTGGGCAGGAGCCTGGTGTACTTTAACCCGACGCGCGAGAGCCCAATGCCTAGAGCACGAACTGAGGCCATGCTGTCCGGCTGCTGCGTTGTTACTACGCCCCATCAGGATGCTGATACGTTCATTGAGAATGGCGTCAATGGGTACTTGGTACACCGCGAGCCACTCGAGATTGTGAACCTAATTGAGAAGCTGCTCGACAACCCTGAGATTGCTTTGAAGGTCGGGCAGGCGGGCAAGGCCACCGCGCAGAAGCTGTTTGGGTGGGATCGCTACGCCAAAGAATGGGAGGAGTATCTTAATTTTGTCATCAACGACTATGCACAGAGAGTACGATAAGTACGCCGAGGGCGACATCCATTGGCAGTGGTACCACAACACGCCTGCGTACTTTGCTTTGGTTAACTTTGCTTTACAGCCCCTGAAGGATGCCAAGCCTGGCTCGGTGGTTGATATTGGCTGCGGTGATGGCTTGGCGCTGTCGTTTTTGGATGATTGGGGCTTTAAGTGCTTTGGCGTCGATCCGTCGTATGAGGGGGTCGATTGGGCCCTGAAGCACAACATCACGGCCGAGTTTTTCATTGAGCAGGCCGAGAAGTTTGCCACACGCAGTATGGAGGTGGACTACCTGTTTTCGATGAACACCATTGAGCACCTTGACGACCCGAAGGCTATGGTCGAGATCATGAAGCATGTCAGTAAGTTCGGCATCATTGTTACCGACGACGGCAGCAAATCACCGGCGGTCAATTCGTACCACGAGCAGGAGTTCACCGCTCAGAGTTTTGCCGAGCTATTCAAAGAGTTTAATTTCGAGCGCCTGGATGTGCCAGCCGCATGCGGGCCTTACATAGCATTCAAGGTATGGAGAAAATAAACCCCACAGTCGGTTTCATTACGTTCGAGAAGTACTACGGCCGGTCGGACATCGGCTCGTCGCGGATCCGCGCCAACTGGCTATGCAACTACTGGCCGGAGGCTGAGGTGGCTGTGATGGGCAAGAAGTACGACGTGGTGGTGTTTCAGAAGTCGTACTGGCCTGAGTATGCCGAGTTGTTTGATGGCGTTAAGATACTCGACATCTGTGATGCGGACTTCAAGCACTGGGGCTATCGCATCAAGCAGCTGACCGAGTCGGTTGACGCTGTGGTTACGTCTACCATGGAGCTTGCCAAGTACATGGTGAAGCTCACGGACAAGCCGGTGTGGTGTATACCCGACCGTATCGACTTCGCTACTTTGGGCGGCAAGGTTAAGAACCACAAGGGCAACGGCCCCACCAAGACCGTGGCGTGGTATGGTTACGCCGAGAACTACCCGATGCTGGAGGCTTCTATTTTGGCGCTGGTTGAGCTTAAGGTGCAGAACCTTATCGTGATCGCCTCTAAGGGTAACCCATTTATGCTGCCCCCCTCGGTGGCCGATAAAATCAACCTCATCAACTACCCCTGGACTGCTGGTACGGCCAACGACGATTTGCTCAGGGCGGATGTGGTTATCAACCCAAGGCTGGACAGCGGGCGCTGGAAGTATAAGTCTAACAACAAGACCATCTTGGCTTGGGCGCTCGGCTTGCCGGTGGCGCACACTAAGGCGGAGCTTGCCGAGCTTATGACGGAGGAGCAGAGAATTGCTGAGGTTGATAAGCGTCGGGCTGAGGTGCTGGCAGAGTTTGATGTTAAGAAGTCGGTCGAGGAGTACAAGGCCTTAATCACGGACATTTATGCAACAAGACAGGGTTAGTTTCGCAAAATTAAGGCAACGGTATCTTAAGGAGTGGAAGCGACAGCAGAAGTTGTTGGCACTTCGACCTTGGTGGCGTAAAGTTATCGATTGGGTTAAGCACTTTTTCGTATGAACATACTAGTCACCGGCGGTGCCGGATTCATTGGTTCGCACCTAGTTGACGCCCTGCTGCTGCTCGGGCATAAGGTTACCGTGTACGACGACTTGTCGAGCGGCAAGCGCGAGAACATCAACGGTGAGGCGGACTTTATTTTGCAGGATGTTACCTCGGCCGTGCACCATGGCGAGCGGTTTGACCTAGTGTATCACCTAGCGGCCAAGGCCCGGGTGGTGCCGTCGTTCGAGCATCCGCTCGAGTACCACAAGAACAACGTTTTGGGCACGGCTACTATGCTAGAGTTTGCTCGCAAGTGCGGGGCCAAGCGGTTCATACTGGCTTCAAGCTCGTCTATTTACGGCGGGTATGGCAAGGAGGACATGCCATTCAGGGAGGATATGGCCCCGAGGCCTACCAGCCCCTACGCCTTTGATAAGGCCCTAGGGGAGCAGCTATGTGCCGAGTACAGTCGCTGTTACGGCCTATCCTGCGTCGCCCTGCGGTTTTTCAACGTCTATGGGCCACGGATGGCTTCAGGGCAGTACTCGACGGTTATACAGGCCTTTTTAGACGCTAAGCGCGAGGGCAGGAAGCTACCCATGCGCGGGGATGGGCTACATACCCGGGACTATACCCACGTTTCTGACGTTGTCCGGGCGCTGCTGTACGCAGCTGAGGCTGATCTACCGTTCCGTTTTGCTGGCTTTAACGTGGGTGGGGGTGAGAATCATAGCGTCAGGGAGGTGGCTCAGCTTATCGGCGGGGAGGTTGAGAACCTACCGGCGGTGGAGGAGCCTACTGATACACTGGCCTCGCTCGAGCAGATCCGTGAGCATTTAGGGTGGGAGCCTAAGACCAAATTCAAGGATGGTGTTACCGCCTTGGTTTTGGCGGAAAGGATCAAAGCCAATGGATAATCTAGTTTGGCACAATGAGCGCAGGAAGGTTGATGCGCTTTTGCCGTACAAAGAGAACCCGCGCAAGATGACGCAGGAGCAGGCGGAGCGTCTGCGCACCAGCTTGGAGCGGTTCAACTTGGTGGAAGTACCTGCTATAAACACGGACAACACGATCGTGGCCGGACATATGCGCCTGCGCACGATGCAGCTACTCGGCCGGGGTGATGAGGAGATAGACGTTCGTGTACCTAATCGCGCTCTCACCGAGGCGGAGCTTCGGGAGTATAACCTCAGGAGCAACCAAAACACTGGCGAGTGGGATTGGGACTTATTGGTTAATTTTGACAAGGACCTGCTGGTTGAGGTGGGCTTTGATAAGCTGCTGCTGGCTAGAGAGTTTGACCTGCGGATGCCTATTACCGAGGATGAGGCACCCGAGCTGCCTAAGGAGGCCAAGAGCAAGCTCGGCGATCTATACAAGCTAGGGGAGCACCGCGTGCTCTGCGGGGATGCCACGCTCAGGGCGGACTACGACAAGTTGATGGGTGGTGCTATGGCTGACATGGTGTTCACGGATCCACCGTACAACGTGGACTACTCCGGCGGCATGCACGCTGATGGTTCGCAGTCGAAGCGGCGCAAGATACTGAACGACAAGATGTCGGCTGAGAAGTTCTACGGCTTTTTACTGGAGGTGTGCAAGAACATGCTGCACTACACCAAGGGGGCGTTCTACGTCTGCATGAGCAGTTCCGAGTTGCACAACCTGTGGCGGGCGTTTACTGAGGCGGGCGGACACTGGCAGACGTATATCATATGGGCCAAGAACACGTTCACGCTATCGCGTTCCGACTACCAGCACCAGTACGAGCCTATTATGCATGGGCTATCGCAGGCTGACGCGGAAACGGCTGAGGCCGGGGACAGGGGCAAGTACGAGCACGATGCTATGCCTATGCTCTACGGTTGGAGCAAGCACGAGTGGTATGGGGGCAGAAAGCAGGGGGATGTATGGTTTTTTGATAAGCCGTCGAAGTCACCTGATCACCCCACACAGAAGCCTGTCGGCCTTTGCGCCCGGGCTATATTCAATTCTACGAAGCCCGGGGGCATTGTGCTTGATCCGTTTGGTGGTTCCGGCTCTACGCTTATCGCTGCACAACAGGCTGGTCGGGCGTGCTACACCATGGAGCTTGATCCTCGGTACGTTGACGTTATTGTGGCGCGGTGGGAGCAGCTTACCGGCCTTAAGGCTGAGAAGGTATGAAAACTGGAACCATCTATCGTGGGGCTGAGGAGATATTGGATATTAAATACACCAGGGTGTGGGCCATGCCTAATGCTTGGACTTTTGAGATTGGGCCGATTAAGGAACTACTATCGCGGTACGTAGGTAATGGCGCAAGGTGGATTGATCCCTTTGCTGGTAAAACCTCACCGGCCGGTATAACCAACGATCACAACCCTGCCATGCCCGCGCAGTACCACCTTGAGGTACTTGAGTTTGCTAAGGTAATTGGTAATGGCTACGTCGGTATCTTATTTGATCCGCCGTATAGTTTTCGGCAGATCAGTGAGCACTACAAAAGCGTGGGGCAAAAGGCCACCCAGCTACAGACCAGCATGGCATTTTATGAAAAGGCCAAGAGCGCATTCTGCGATAAGATAGTGCCAGGCGGATATGCCATCAGCTTTGGTTGGAACACCAACGGATTTGGCAAGCGGCGGGGGTTCAAAATCATCGAGATTTTGGATATTGCACACGGTGGAAGTAAAAACGATACGCTGTGCACCGTGGAGGTAAAGCTATGAACGAAGTTACGACACCAAACAACACTACCACCCACCTGCCCCCGGTTTACTACGAGATGATAGGCTACCGCATGGTGGGGCTAACCTATGGGCAAATTGCTGCTCGCACTGGGTATAGTGAGGATTGGATTAAACACCTGTTTGCTCGGGATGGCGTGCTGTACACATACTGGCGGGCTTACGTTGAGGATAAGAAAAAAGGCATCCTCGAGCAGGTGATGGATACCGAGTGGGGCAACCTCGAGGATATTGTGGTGGCTAACGTGCTGGATGCCAAGAAACAGAACAGTATGGTGGGGGTTATTGCCCGCAAAATGATATTCGACCGCACGCTTGGTCCGGCGCCGCAGAAGGTTAACTTGTCGGGCAGTATTGGTGTTGTGCATGGCACCTTTGCAGAGTGGGCCGAAGCCATGCAAGCTAAACTTGATGCCAGAGCTCAACGAGGACAATCTACAACAGTACCAACAGAACCCGATTGAGTTCTTTAAGGATGCGTGGCCTGATGTATACCTTTGGGATAAGCTCGAGGAGGTACTCAACGCACTCTTAAAGAATCGGCGGGTTGTCGTACCATCGGGGCACGGCGTTGGTAAGACATGGCTGGCGGCGCGTGTGGCGCTGTGGTTTTTGTATTGCCATGTGCCTAGCAAGGTTATTACTACTGCACCTACCTGGCCTCAGGTTGAGAACCTGCTGTGGTCTGAAATGCGCAAGGCGTGGGGTGCTGCCCGGGTACCGCTTGGTGGCACCATGCTGCTGACGCAGCTTAAGATCAAGGAGGATTGGTTTGCTATCGGTTTCAGTACGCGCGGCAAGGCGGCCGAGCGTGAGTACGGTACGCCTAAGTTTCAGGGCTACCACTCGCCCAACATGCTGGTGCTGCTCGATGAGGCGCCAGGTGTTGAGCATGAGGTATGGATCTCGGTTGAGACGCTTATCACTGGCGACAACAACAAACTGCTGGCTATTGGCAACCCCACCTCACCTACTGGCGACTTCTACGAGGCTTGCAAGTCACCGTTGTGGACTAAGGTGCACATCTCGAGCTTTGATCACCCGAATGTCAAAGAGAACAGGGTTGTCATACCCGGTGCTGTTACTACCGATTGGATTGATGAGCGGCGCAGAGATTGGGGCGAGGATAGCCCACTGTGGAAGGCTAAGGTCATGGGTGAGTTCCCTGACGAGGGTGAGGATACGCTTATTCCATTGTCATGGGTGGAGGGCTGTATTGGGTTGGATTTGGGCACTGAGGGGCCTAAGCGCCTGGGGGCTGACGTTGCACGCTTTGGCGGTGATCTGACTGTCCTGGCGCGATTCTATGGCCCCACGCTGCAACCGCTTGAGGCGGTGAACAAAAAGGATACCAACTGGACTATCGGGCGCATTAGGGTACTGCACACGCAGGACAACTACGAGTTCATGGGTGGTGACGATACTGGCGTGGGCGGGGGCGTTACTGATGGCTGTCGCGATGCTGGTTTGGACTTTGAGGCGTTCAACTTCGGGGCGTCTGCCATCGAGGAGGAAAAGTTCGAGAACCTTAAGGCTGAGATTTACTGGAATCTGCGCTGTGATATCCGCGACAAGAAGTTGTCGTTGCCTGACGACAAGGACCTGATCAACCAGCTGTCGAGTATCAAGTACAGCTACACACGCAAGGGCAAGATCAAGATCGAGTCAAAGGATGACATGAAAAAGCGCGGGCTAAAATCACCTGACCGTGCTGATGCCGTGGCTATCGCCTGGAGCACTGGCCGGTTGCAGCCTACGCCCGAGCTTACGGTTATCTCTAGTTCTGACGATGACCTATGAGGAAGGTGGTGGCTACATGTCCGGCTAAGGGTTGCGGGCGCCCTATTGCCAAGGATGTTTACCTCAGGTCTGAGAGCTCGCTTACCATTCGCTGCTTTCATTGTGGCTCTATCGTGCAGATGATTGGCACCCCCGACCGTGTGATTACCAAAGTTATCAAAGCTGTGGAAAAACCTGAGTTGACAGATGATGAAAACTGTGATATGGTGGTCTTATCAATCTAGGGCTTTTTTGCAGGGCCGTACACCCTGCGCATGGGGGACTACGTGAGCCGCCTACCTTTCGGTGGGGGGCTCTTTTTTTACCACAACACGCTCATGGATATCATCGCCGAGATCGTGAAGGGGCAGGAGGCCAACCTTGGCAACCTGCGAAGTTCAATCGAGCGCGGGCTTACCGGCTCGAGCATTGAGATGGATGAGCCTCAGGGATTCAGAACTGATGGCGTTTTTTTTGGCGACATACCCCCGAAGCGCGGGGCGGCCGACCAGCTTAAGGCCGCTATCGGGTGGGTGTACGCCTGCGTATCGGCTATTGCTGACAGCGTGGCTAAGGTGGATATCGGGCTGTATGAGATCGACAAGCAAGGCAACATTACAGAGGTTGAGAACCATGCTGCTACTGAACTGCTCGATCGTGTTAATGCGTTTACTACTCGCTACGATCACACGTGGTTGACGCAGCAGTACCTTGACCTTACCGGTGAGGCGCCGTGGTTCATTGATCGCGGCGAGTCAGGCGAGGGTGAGCCTAAGAGCATTCTGTTGCTCAGGCCCGATGCGCTGGCTATCGTGCAATCCAAGGACAAGAGTTCACCTACACCCATTGAGAAGTACGTGTACAAAATGGATCTTGGCACTGACATGGATATCAAGCCGTCTGAGCTTGTATTCCTGAAGTATCCCGACCCGGTCAATGCGTTCAGGGGCAAGGGTACGCTGCAGGCGGCCGCTCGCACGGTTGATATCGACGAGTACTCCGAGGAGTTCAACAAGCGGTTTTTCTTTAATTCGGCGCGGCCCGATACGGTGCTGTCCAGCGATCAGAAACTATCGGCAGCGCAGAAGGCTACGCTATCGGCTTCGGTTAAGAAGTTATACCAGGGCGTTGATAAGGCTCACAAGACTTTGGTACTTGAATCAGGTTTGAAGTTCGCACCCATGACCCTCTCGCAGAAGGACATGGACTTTTTGCAACAGCAGGAGTACGACGCCAAGAAAATCATGGCCATATTCCGCGTGCCTAAGGCGGTGCTCGGTATGGCTGAGGATGTGAACCTGGCGAACGCTAAGATTGGCGAGTATGTGTTTTCTAAGTACACCGTGCGCCCGAAGCTGGACCGGATTGTGGCGCAGCTTAATGAGTTCTACCTGCCCATGTTTAAGGGTACGGAGCGCATGTTTTTGGCTTACGAGGATCCTGTACCGCAGGATGTGGATGCTGAGGTTAAGCGGTACGACTCGGCGTTGGGCAAGGGCTGGATGACTATCAACGAGGTTCGCGCGGCACAGAACCTCGAGGACATCGGCGAGCAGGGCGATGTTATCTATCTGCCGAATGTTTTGGTGCCGCTTGATATGCTTGGCTCTCAACCGGCCGCACCTGCAAACGGTTACCCAACCAAAGGGATTGGATCGTTTAAGGTGCGCCGGTCGGGATCTAGGACACTCACTGAGCGCCGTGGCATTATGGCTCGCTCAGGCGGGGGCTACGCGCGGGCGAAGCAGCGTGTCGAGGCGCAGAAGGCCCGGGCTGCGGCGCAGGCTACGGTTGAGAAGGACATCAAGCACATTGAGGGCAAGATTGATCAAGTGGCTGCCAACATGGTGCGCAGCATAGTTACCGCTCGCAGGCAGAAGTCAAAGCAGGCCGAGGCTACCTCGCGGGCCGTTCACCAGCAGTTTGGCAAGCTATTCGTGCGGGCGATGGATGAGCACGAGAAGGTGATGTTGGTTACTACACGCACTATGTTTCAGAACCAAATGGAAAAGATTGTTCGCAAGTTTCCCATGAAGGCCATCATCGACATCAACGAGTACCAGCTTGACGAGGAGGATGAGACGCGCGTTATGGTGCAGGCCTACCAGCCACAGTTGCACAAAATCATTGACGATCAGGGGCATCGCGCTTCGCAGCTTATTGGTGCTGGTCACAGGTTCAGTTTGGCTACCAAGACGGTGCAGGACTACCTGGGTGACCGCACGTTCAAGTTCAGCTTTGAGGTTACCGAGGAAACGAACCGCTTGCTCAAGGACACGCTCAAGGAGGGCGTGGCTGCGGGCGAGGGTATTCCTGACCTTACCAAGCGTGTACGGGGTTTGTTTGATAACTTTGAGAAGTATCGGGCTGAGCGTATTGCGCGGTCCGAGGTTGTGCGGGCGTCTAACTTCGCTGCTACGGAGGCTTACGACCAGTCTGGCGTGGTCGATAAGTTGCAGTGGTTGACGACTGAGGATGAGCATACCTGCCAGTGGTGTGAGCCCATGGATGGCAGAGAGGTGTCACTCGGAGGGAGCTTTTTCGACAAGGGTGACACCTTTCGGGGCCTCGACGGTGGCACACTAAACCTTAACTACGAATCAGTAGACTTTCCGCCCTTGCATCCGAATTGCCGGTGCACAGTGGTGCCGATTGTTAAGTAATTTAATCTAACCCATATGCCCAATCAGTACATCAGTGCAACGCTAAAGAAGGAGGATGGTCGTATCACGTTCGTGGCCTCGGATGAGACGCTCGACCGTGGCGGCGAGGTCATACCCATTGACTCATGGGATCTGTCCAACTTTAAGAAAAACCCGGTGCTGCTGGTGAACCACGACTATAAGGTTGAGAACATCGTGGGCCTTGCCAAGCGGGTGCGGGTTGAGTCGGGACAGTTGCTGTTTGATCCCGAGTTCCACGGTATCACGCAGCTATCGCGTGAGGTCAAGGACATGGTTGAGCAGGGCATACTCAACACGGTGTCCGTTGGCTTCATGCCTCATGGCCCCAAGAAGGATGGCGACAAGGCAAGCAACGAACTGTTTGAGATCAGCTTTGTGCCAGTACCGGCTAACCCATCGGCTGAGCGGTTACGCGCGGTGATGGCTAAGGCTATCGATGAGACAGGGCAGGCCGAGGTTAAGGCATGGGTTGAGAAGCAGCGCGAGAACACCGAGGTGCAGACTATCATCTGCTCTAAGGAAAAGTTCGCGTCTATGGAGGAGGCTGCCACATGGTGCAAATCGCATGACTTCAAAGCTGACAAGGCTGATGAGACCGAGACGTCGTACAGGTTCAGGCAGATGGAGCCAGGGTCGTGCCAGCAGGACAGCTTCAGGACTATCGACATGATGGATGGCGTGGAGGCGGTTATCTGCAGGCCAAAGAAGGCGGCCGAGGTTCCGATTGCTACCGAGGATGAGTTGCTTAAGAGTTTGGAAGCTAAGGGTGAGGATGGCGTGCTGGTACACCCTAAGCTCTTGAATGAGATAATTACCGCGCGTAACAGCGCAGCTGCCGACCTTGCTAAAACAAGGACGGAAAAGGACAGCCTGGGTAATAAAGGTCGAGAACCAAAGGAGGAACGTGGGCCGAGTCTATCGGTCGTGGTTCGGGCTTTGCAGCGCATCAATGGCGAAACAAACGCCATGCTTAAAGAATTAAAGTAGGGCGCTGATACGCTCGCTCTACTCAAGGAGACATAACTATGGGAAAAAAGTTCATAGTAGTCAACGGCAAAAAGGTCTACATCGACGAGAAGCAAATCGGCGATGAGGACAATGCTGATCAGCCGACACCTGTTACCCCCACCGAGGAACCGAAGCCGGAAGGCGATGGTGCTTTGGAGGAGGAAGTGGGTAAGGCTGCCAAGCTGCTCGGTGCTGCGTTCCGCAAGGAACTTGGCATTGATGGTTTGGCCGAGACGTTGAAGGCTGTCAACCGTCAGGTTGATGCGCCCGAAAACTCCAAGCTCAAGGCTTTGCTTCACGGCAAGGACTTGGTCAAGGATAAGGATCAGATGACAGCCGACGAGAAAATTGTCGCTTGGTTCCACGGTGTGGCAACTAAGAATGACACTATCTTGAAGGCTTTGTCCGAAGGCACTGATGCCGACGGTGGCTACCTGTTCCCCAATGAGTTTTTGTCAGAGCTGATTCGGCCTCTAGCCGAACTGCCTCGCTTGCGCGGACTTGTGCGCGTCGTTACGATGCGTCGCGATGTCCTCAACGCACCCTCACTGCTCAATCGCCCGAAGGTTACCTGGACAGCAGAACTTGGTACAAAGTCAACCACTACGGCTGCCTTTGGCCAGGCTACGCTTACTGCAAAGAAAGCGGCTGCTATTCTGTACGCCTCGGATGAATTGATTGAGGACTCTGATCAGATCGACGTGGTCCGGCTGATCATTGACCTGTTTGCTGAGGCTATTGGCGAGGAAGAGGATCGCGTAATTCTGCGCGGCAATGGTACTACTGAACCCACTGGGCTCAGCACGGCCGTTACTGCCAGCACCATCCCCTCGGTTACCTGCAATGGTAACCTCAGCTTCGACAATGTCCTCGCCGTAATCTACGGGCTCAAGGCTAAGTACCGCTCTGGTTCTTCGTTCATTGTGCACCCCACGAACGTTCTCGAGCTGAGGAAGCTCAAGGACTCGCAGGGCCGTTACATGTGGCAGGATCCGTCGACACCTGAAGGCTATCCCTCGCTTTACTCGTACCCTGTGTACGAGAAGTACGATATGCCTGAGAGTGCGATCTACTTCGGGAACTGGAAGCTGGCCTACTGGCTTGGCGACCGTAAGCGCATGACTGTCAAAATCTCTACCGATGTCACCCAGGCTTTCACTACCGATGCGACCGCAATTCGCGTCGTGGTACGCCTTGGTGGTAACGTCGTGTTGGGTGAGGCTGCTCGAGCGCTTGTCAGTATTCCTTAGTAGCTGACCTTTTAGTCTAGGGGGCTGGCATCCTTTGTCAGCCCCCACCAATGAACCGCTTATGATTACTAATCCGCCCCAAGACCGTATGGTTCGACCGGGCGACGCGAGGAACAAATCTATGATCAAGGTCAAGATCCTCAAGGCGTTCAAGTACAACGGAACATTTGTGGAGCCCGGCCAGGTGGTCGATATGAATGAGGCGCGAGCGGTTAACCACATGCGTGCCGGTGACGTTGAGCGCGACGAGGCACTAATTAGCAAAATTAAGGCTCAGCGCGAGGCTGAAGCAACAGCAGCCATCGCCGATGCCCGAAAGGACTGGTAAGTATGGATAACTACATTGCTTCTCGGTTCGGCCTTAAGGGTCGTGTCGAGATCAAACTGTGGGGGCCCGATGGCTCACTCAAGGATCACCGCATGATCAAGGAGCTCAGGCGTTTCCCCAATACCGTCACTACGTTCGGTGATAAAATGGTGGCCAACCGTTTGTCGGGCGCTACCATCAACGCACCGTCGCACATGGCTATCGGTACTGGTACCGGCGGCACCTCATCGTTCAATTCGCTTGCTACCGAGCTCGACCGTAACGCTCTTACTTCTACCACGCAACAGACCGGCGTTGACGACAACGACGTGAAGTACGTGGGTGACTGGGCGGCTGGTGATGGTACTGGTGCGATTACCGAGGCTGGTATATTTAACGCGGCTTCAGGCCCGGGCATGTTCGTATACTCGTCATTCTCAGTGATCAACAAGGGCGCTTCTGATACCTTGCAAATCAACTGGACTGTGACGTTTGGAGCCTCTTAATCTATGGCACGCTACAAGATCTACAACGGACCGGCACCGACTACTGCGGCACAGGTGGCTGTTACCACAGGTACGGCTATCAAGACGATGATGCAGTTGAAGCCGTTCAACCAGTGCAAGATTGTGGCGTGGGGTATTTCCTTTGATGGCAGTGCTGCTGCCACACCGATTAAGTGTGAGCTCTTAGAGACCGGCACAGTATTCGGTACGGTGACCGCCTATGCCGATGCTGACTGCGTTAAGCAGAACGGCGCGGATCAGGCGGTGGCGTCAGTGGCCGGACTGACGCTTGGCACGAGCGCCAGTGGGTATACCTGCACTAGTGAGGGTACGATTACCACCTCGCGCATGTTCGACTGTGAGTTTGTGGCGCCTACCAACCAGTACGTGATGCAGTTTCCGCTTGGGCAGGAGCCGGTGCTTGTTATTGGCAATGCCTGTCGTATACGCGTGACGGCTGGTGCGGCGGTTAACTGCTACTGCTGGATAGAGGTTGAGATATAGTTCTTTCACAATATGGCTTCACAGGGTCCATTCGGGTGTGCCGATAACTGGCAGGAGGACACCTCGGTTGGTTCCGTGAGCTGGATCAACCCAAATGGTGCACTGTCGGGTGAGGGTGGTTTAACGCTCTCAACGGCAAGTTCCGGCACTTCGCATCGCATACAGACGTTGGCGGGGTTCCATGGGTTTACTATACCTGTTGGTTCCACTATCAATGGTATCTTTAGCGAGTTCAGGGTTAAGGATTCGTGTTTGGTGGAGGGAACGTTGGTGCGCCTCAGTGATGGGCATGATGCTTCTATCGAGAAGCTCGAGGTTGGTGATGAATTGATTGGGTTTAAGGATGACCTGACTACGGTGCCAGTTAAGGTTCTGACTATCTCAAAGATACCGGCCAAGGAGTACTACATCATCACGACTACTAAGCGAATGCCTGATCTGTATGGGTTGCACAGGGATGAGAGCAAGTTTGTTGATAGGCAAACCATCAGGGCCACTGGAACACATCCGTTCTTTACAGATGCTATGAAGTTTGTACCGGCACGAGACTTGGTTGTCGGTGACAGGCTCTATACTTCGTACACTCGGGCGGACTACAAAAGTGACTCATCGGTTTTCCAGCAGTATGGGCTTGAGATCATCACCAGCATCTTTATTGTTCAGGAGTTCGTGACTGTTTACGACATCACGGTCGATGCGCCAAATACCTTCATTGCCAACAACTTTTGGGTGCACAACAAGGGCGCGGCCCTGACACAGGATGTGAGTGCCGTGGTGTATAAGGCTGGAACGCCGGTTGGTAGTGATCGGGTAGCTGGACAGGAATGGTCTACCACATTTTCCTATCTCGGATATGGTGGCCCCGATGACTTGTTTGATACTACGTGGACCGTAAACGAAATCAACAATGACCTGGGTATTGGGTGGGCTGGTAATCAATCCGCAAATACTATTGTGATGGACTATGCAAGGGCAACGGTTTATTACACGGCTGCGGCGGGGGGGATTCTGCAACAGCAAAGGATTATGCGCCAGGCGGTTAAGCGGGCTTCATCTTGGTAACTATGGCACGACTAGGTAGAGCACAACACTTCAAGCCGTTGATTCGCGGGTTCAGGATACCTAACTTGTTCGTGCTGGCTAATACCGACTCGATGACGATGGCCGATACGCCTCGCAAGACGGCAGGAAAGGTTTCGGCTGACACCATGACCTTGGCGGACACACGGAAGGCTACGGAGGGCAAGGTGGCTGCGGATACGGTTACTCTAGCTGACAGCAGGGTGGTTACCTCGGGAGTGATTAAGGCAGACACAGTCACGCTGGCTGATGCTGCTACAAAAACAGCAGCTAAGGCGCTACCCGATACGATCACGCTGGCTGATGGCCGGGTGGTGACGGTGGGGAAGCTGGCGGCAGATGCCTTTGGCCTTACGGATGCGCGGGTTGCTACGCAGGGGCTTACTAAGGTGGACACGGTTGGCTTACTCGAGGCGGTAACGATTGCCTTTGGTAAGGTGCTGTCTGATACGGCCGTACTTACCGACCTGCTGCAAAAGACTGCGGCAACGGCATTGGCTGAGAATGTTAGTTTGTCCGATGCGTTTACCGATACGGTGGTGCAGTACCTGACCGATACGGAGGGGATTACCGATGCGATTGCGCTTACCCCAGGGAGGTTCGCTACCTTGGCGGATACAGTGAATCTAAGCGATACGATGTTCAGTGCCGTGGTGATGGCCAAGAACGAGGGGCTTACCTTATCAGATGCGATTGCTCGGGTTACCGGCTTGACACAGAGTGAAAGTTTTGGGGTTATCGATTCGCTGATTAAGGTGGCTGGACTAACGCGGGCGGAGGCGGTGGCTATCTCGGACCTGCAGTACGCGACTACCGGTTTGTACCGGGCGGATAGTGTGGTCCTGAGCGACGCTTTGGCTGTACTGGTTCAGAAGTACCTAGCGGACACGTTCGGGATGACCGACGCGATCCTTAACGGCACAGCACAAACATTGGCGCTGTCAGACATGGTTACCATGGCAGAGGCACTTGCTAAGACACTTGGCAAGCCTGTCACTGATGTGGTGGCGATAGCTGAAAGCATCGCAAAACAGAACGTTAAGAGTTTCACCGACCTTGAGGCTTTGGCAGACCTCATGATACCGGCCGTAGTTAAGGGGCTCACCGATAGCGTGGCTATGGCTGACTCTCTTACCAAGGTTACGCTGCTCTCTCGGGCAGAGGCCATGGCGCTGGTTGACTTGGTGGTTAAGGTAGTCACACGCGCGAGCGCGGACAGTTTTGTCCTAGCGGATGCCGTGGCTAAGCGCATCGGGCTTACGAGGGCTGAGACTATTGCGTTGGCTGACCTTGCTACCGAGGCCAATGTGCTCGGGGCCATACTGTCGGACACCGTAGTGGTTACCGACAATCAAACAAAAATCGTTCGTCGTTACGAATTGGATTACGAGGCGGTAGTTGACTACATCAGCCGTCGGGCGATTCTGCCTAAGGCTGATGCGATGGCGGTCACGGACACGTTCCTGAAGGGGCTCAACAAGAGCTTCTATGAGAACATCACCATGGCTGACTCGCTCTACCGCGTGCTGGTCAAGAACATACTGGATCAGGTGGCGTTTATTGACGGCATGGAGCGGATTGCCACCGGCGTGAAGGAGCGCATCTTTATCGCCATGGCTGATCGCTACAAGGGGCGGCGCGGTATGTTCGCGGGTAAGACCGACATATTCAAGCGCAAGCCCGAGGCTGAAGTTAAGACTGATTTATTTAAGCGGAAGTTTCCCGACCTATGAAGGTACTCTATCAATGGGCAAAGAAAAATCCGACCGGCTGGGAGCAGGTAGATGCTACCCAGTGGTCTGCGTTGCCCAAGAAGGCAGTACCTAAGAAGGGCGAGTTGGGCGGGCAGGACAATGCCCCTGGCTGGTTGGCTAATGTCAGCGTGCAAGGCATTATGGCCGAAGGGTTCGACAATGTTGCGGTTGAGCAGTATCTGCTCGCCGGTGAGGATGGCATAAGGCTTACCATGTGGAATGATGATCCTGATGATTTTCCAGTTGGTAAGCGTTATGCTGTCGTGTGGTTAATTTTGCCACTAGCACCCGACCCACAACTTGGCATGGCTATCAATACTCGCCAAAGTTGTACGTGGTACTGCGAGGGTGAGATGTTCACCAAGCTCACTGGTCATGCGGTTCAGAATACCAGCGTTCGGCCGTGGGGTGAGTTTGTAGCGCCGCCCGACTCGGTTACTCGTCATGGTGTGCTGGTTGCTGATAGCAAGTGGGCTGAGTTGGTGGCCTCGGCACCTCAGGGTGAGCGCGGATGGATGCATTGGAACGAACATCTACCTGATAGTGAATGTGAAACTGATGCCAAGGGTTTTCGTGTGCTCAAAGAACAACGCAAGCAGGGGCGCTATCGCAAGGCATCTCATACCATTACTTACTATCAGCGCAGCAACGCTAG